ACGATGTACTGCTCCTGCCCTTCCGGCGAGCGGATCAGACGTTCAGCAGGATAGTCATGCGGCGAGCCGTGATACGCAGCGATGCCCTCGTCATCGACCTCGCCGCCCTGCGCCTTGGTGATGTCCGGGTCGTTGGGATCGAACGTGCCTTGGTTGCCCGTGGCGGATTTGATCTGCGTCGGCTCAAACAGGCCGTAGTTCAACACGCCGCCTTCAAACGTTACGACGGAGTCGTGACCTTCGCTCTGACGCAGCCATTCGACGAATTCGGGTGATTCAAGTGCTTCCCATTCGCCCTGTTTAATCAACTTTAAAAAATAAGCTTTAGAGACAGGCTCACCCTCATCTAAGCCTAACCGTTCGGATTCATACGGATCGTGGATCCCACCCGTTTCCTCCCAAAAGTCATGCACCTTATCGACATGTTGTTGTTTGCGAAAATCGAACGGGTTCTCCGTGTGAATGTGGACCGGGTAAACACGGCCTTTATGATTACCCACAGCACTCGTGGCGGAACTCATCCACGCCGCGCCTTCTTCATATCCGCCGTAGCTTGAAGCAAACTTCGGACTTTCCGAGACAAATGCTTTGATTCCTCCCCGATACGGAGCGTCTTCGTCCGAAAACACGGAAAAATCTTCACCCGCCTGTGTGCCGTGATAGAACACCTTCGGCTTCGTCTGCTCGTCGCGGAGAGGATTGAACCGGGCAAGGTTCTTTTCACGATCCGGGTGTCCGTGGGGAATGACGCCACCGCCTTCTGCTTTGGTGATGTCGGGGTCATTGGGGTCAAATGTGCCGCGATTGCCCGTGGCGGATTTGATGCTGTTGGCCTCGTTCCATGCGTAGATGTCGCTCGGACGAGAATATTTCATCTCAGGATCCGTTGTGAGAGACGTTCTCGGGCCGAGGTCAAGAACCTGCCGCGCCACCACGGCATGCCCCTTCGGGAGCCTTCTTGCGAAATCATCGAAGGCGAACATGTCAAACCGTGTGCCCTTTGTCGGGAACTCATGCAGTTTATGAGCATGAGCATGTATCGGCATGACGCCGCCGACAATGCTCGGGAAATCGGGGTCCGGGTTCGCATATGTCGAGGCAAGATAGGGACTCGTGGATGTGAATGTCGCGTAGTTGCCGCGCGTCTTGCCTTGCAAAAACTCTTCTGGAAGCTCCCTGTGGCCTACACCGCCGCGATACAGCACCAACGGGTTGCCCTGCTCATCAACGAGCTTGTTGCCCTCGTTCCAGTCAGAAAGGTTCTTTTCCCGCTCAGGATGGTCGGCGGGGATCACGCGATCTTCGATGCCACTGCCCTGATCACGCTTCGTTGACCACTGATGTTCGGGCTCCAACGGTGTTTTGGTCTTATCGGGGTCGAGAGAGAAAGACTTTTTCCCGCCGTACCCATCATCAACTGTAGCATGATGGTAGCCGTCAAAATAATATTTATGAGTCTTGAACGCATCGAGACCGCCGAACTCACGCACGGCTGTCTTGAACTCCTGCATAGACCCGAAATGAAGAGACTTCCCCCTCATCACTTCTCTCCCGTAAACACCGGGTTGTGGCCGACGATGTGAATGCCGGGGATGCCGTGGGCAGGGTGCCTGCCGAACCCGTCATCGATGCGACCGCCGCGAGCCATACCGTCCTCCGAAGCAGGAGAACGCGATTGCATCTTGGACTGACGGCGGGTCGCCTTGTCGATGAACTCGGCGTGAGCGTCGTTTACGCGCTGCGCGAGGCCCTTGAATCCTTCCTCGGCACCGGAGAGATGATCAAGTCGTGTCCGGAGCCTACCCCAAGCCTTTTTGCTTCCTCCGGCGAGAGCGTTTGATACTTCGGGGTCTGTGAGGGCTTTCCGTGCGTTACCTGCCGAAAGTCCCGCCGCGACGGCTTCTTTGACGAAGTCATTCTGTATCTCCTTCACCAATTTCGATTTGATACGATCGTAGTCCGAAGCCTCAGTATACACCGAAGCGTAGTCATGTGCGATCATTTTCGGATCGCCATAACGCGGGGCCAGAACTTGATCGTACAAGTTGGTCAACGTGTCTTCGTCGATGCCCTTCGGCCCGCTGTCCGTGAAACTCGGGTTCACGTCGAACCGATACCCGTTCGGATAGCGGGCGTAGCTGAAGCTGTGACCTTCCTTGTCCAACGCCTCGCCGAACTTGCGGATGTCGGACGGGTCCATAGCATCTGTCGAGGGCACGAACACCGAGTAGCCCCGGACGTGGCCCTCACGCGGCTCCGCATCGCGGTTCGTGTCCAGAACACGCGAAGCAGCCATCGCGTCCTGCTTCAGATGCTTGCCCGCGATCGCGTTGAAATACTCGATCTGGTCGTCCGTCATGTCCTTAAGCGGCACGCGGATGTTGGGCGAGATCGCACCCTCAAATGAACCACCCACGTCGAGCGGGCTCTCCGATGTCGGATACGCGATACGCGTGATGTCGCCCGCTGTTCCGGTGAGACCCGTGATGGCCTTCTTCAGACGTTCCCACGGATGATCCTTGCCGCGAGCCGAGGCATACATCGCCGTGGTCAGGCCCTTCAGGTACTCCTGCTGGCTCTTCGTGTCGCCAAGCTCCAAGGCCCTCTTGTAGAGCTCATGCGCCTGACTGCCCACGTCCGTCTGCGTGGTGCCCAACTCGATCGTCGCCTTCGGCGCAGCACGGAACGGACCCGACGTACGGCGCAGGGCATCGGCGAAACCGGGATGCATCAGCGCCTCACGAGTGATCTTGTCACCCTCGATGCCGGGGATGCCCGCCGACTTCAGCTTGTTGATGATGCCGCCCCACACCTGATGATAGGCGTCACCGCTCTCCTCGCCCGCTTCTTCACCGCGCAGATGCACCCAAGCCGGGGCTTGGAAGTTCCAACTCTGGTACTGGAACGGCGCATTGTGACCATGGCGCTGGTTGTACAGATCGCGCAGGTTGTTGAAGTAGATCGCCATCGGCTCGTGCAGCGACTGGTTGGACGACATCACGTCATCCGGAACACCGAACATCTTGCCGACCCACACGTCGTTCACCGAAATCGGGAACCGCGTCGGGACGCCGCCCGTCAGTGCCAGCGTGTCGCTGAAGTAGCCCGTCTTGTTGCCCGGCAGCGCAGACGACTCCATGCCGGAACGCGACAGGGCCTGACGCACCGTCTCCGGGATCGTCAAGTCCACGTCCGCCGGGACGCCGCGCAGGTGCTGCGAGAACGTGGCAAGCGAACGCTCAAGGTTCTCGCCCGGCTTGGCACGGGCTGACGTCGCACCCACGAGATCCATAAGGCGCATGAACTCGTGCGGCTCAACGTCCGGCATGTTCTCGGCCATCTTCTCGCCCGAGAGTTCATACCAAAGGTGGTCACGCAGGGGCAGGCGCATGGCCTGATCCCAGTCCTTGGCAAGGAATATAGGGTTGACGTTATGTTCCTGCACCGCAGCCTTGGCCGCAGCAGAGGAACGCGACACCGCATTTTGCCACAGCCGCTGCAGTTCCTGATCGGTGACGTTGAAGCCCAAGCCGGGAGAGTTGAGGATCTCGTCCGACATGTCGGCCCAGCGACCGCCGCCCGGAGCCCCCGGCGTATACCGCCCGCCCACGACGCGATCGGACTCGGGCACGAGCGTGTTCAGACGACGCGCCACGATGTCGGCTCCCTTGCGGGTGTCGGCCATAGCAGCCTGATACTCTTCCTGCGACGGGTTCGGCGTCTGCGGGTTGATCGGCTGTCCGCGACGGATGATGCCCGACAGGCTCGACAGGCGAGGCTGCGAGAGCACCTGACGCGCCGCCTGCACCGGAGACGCCTCCTCGTCCGGAGTGCCACCATCGGCCATCACCTGACGCCCCACATGCGGCATGTACTTCGTCGGGTACTGGTCCTGCAGGAGACGACCGCCGCGAGCACGCTCCTCCGCCGCCTTCGCCAGCACTCGCGCCGCAAGCTTCAGGGCGTTCCGCGCATCGAACCCGGTCATGTCTTACCCTTGCATGTTGTCGGGAGGCAGCACGCCGCCACGCTGAGCCAGCATTTCCTGCCGATCGATCTCTTCCAGAGCAGGCTCGATGAGCGGGGCCACGAGGTCCGCGCTGTACGGATGCACCGCGATGTTCTGCGCCAGATCGATCAGGTTCATCCGCTCCTTCGCCGCGCGATCCGCAGCCTTGGAACCGATGTCCTTCTGGTCCTTCTCCAGCTGACCCGCAGCCTTCATCGCCTCGATCTGGATCCGAGCCTGATCGTAATGCGCCTTCTGCTGCGCCGTCATCGCACGGGTCTGGGCATCCAGCGTCGACGCCTGAGCACGGGCCGCATCGCTCTGGGCACGAGCCTGAGCCTGAATGAGTTCCGGCGGCGGGTTCGCCTGAGCCGAAGCAGGCGCAAGGAACTGCTCGGGATTGCTCCAGCCGATGGCCTTCAGCGCCGCCGTGTCGATCGCGATCGGGTCGTACATCGACGGGTTCGCCGCCTGCAGCTGCTTCAGCGCCATGATCTTCATGATGCGCTGCGTATGGCTCGACGTGTTCGGATCCGCCTGCGGGACAAGCTCACAGTCGTTCAGCGCCTGCATGAACACCTGCTCGTTCCACTCGATCGTCGGACGCTTGCACCGCTGCCAGAAGCTCTCCGGATGCTCGCGGAAGCACCGCACCAGCAGCTGGAACTCCTCCGCCTGCGACGAGTGCAGCCGCTTATGAACCGAGTTCAGCACCTTCGTGGCCTGCTCGATCATCGCCAGCGTCGTGCCGACCGGAGCATCGGCCCGGCCCTCGCCGACCTGCAACTCGCTCGTGCCGCCGACGCGCATGCCCGTCTCGGCCATGTTCTGGCAGAGGTTCATCAGAGCAGCGCCGGGCTCCTTGTACGGCAGCGGCATGATCGCCTGATTGATCGGCATGCCGCCCGTCTTCACTAACGCACCACCACCCGGCGGCACACGGAAGATATTCGTGTTCTGGCGAGCCCCGGTGTCCGCCATGAGGAACCCCGGAAAGTTCGCGAACATGCCCGCGTCAAGCATCTCGCGCCACGCCGCCGTCACGGCGTTCGTCGTGTTCCCGAGGATGTGCAGTAACCCGATGTCATAGAACCCCATGCCGGGCACGAACGTGTACTTGACGAAGTTCTGCCGGGACATCGGAAGCTCGTCCGTGTCCTCGTCGTAGTTCCGCACGATCGAGAGGATCTCCTTCGTGCTGACGTCGATCGTCACACGGTACGGGATCTCCAGCCCGGTCTCCTTGCCCTTCCACTTGTGCTCGAACCCACGGATGTCGAGTTCGCAGTAGCACTCGTAGATCTCGCGGTCCCGATCGTCCGGGTTGAACGCGTCACGCGTGATGCCCTGCTGGGCGTCCTTCTCGCGCTGCGCAGGATCCAGATCGATCTGCTTCGGAGTGCTCAGGTCGATGTCCCGATACGCACCGATGATCTGCAGGCGCTTCACCGTGCTCGGACGCATGTACACGCGATGCGTCACACGCTTCGCATTGCTCAGGTCCGTAGCAGCGTTATTGACGATCAAGTCCTCGGCATCGACGCTCTCGCTCACCGGGCGATTGCGCAGCGGGCAGAAGTAGACCTTCTTGAACGACGTCCCGCCGAAGCCCAGCATCAGCAGCATGCGATCGGTGTCAGGATAATATTCCGTCGCCACCGCCGTCAGGTAGTGGTTCAGATCCTTCTCAAGCGCATCGCCCAAACGGTCCTGCTCGATCGTCGAAGCGACCGCGTCGTTCCGCACCTTCACCGGGCCGTCGGTCGGAAGCATCTCAGAACGGGCGTTCGCCTGAAAGCGCAGCACCGCCTCCAGCAGCAGCGGGTGCCGGACCTTGCTCATGCCCTCGACCGGGGCACCGTCGCTCGCACCCTGCAGGCCGGGGATCTCGATCTTCAGCCCGAGAAGCTTGATGCCCTGAGCACGGTCCTCAACCCACTCGCGGCGGCTCTGCAGGTCGTCCTCGACGCCACGCACCAACTCGTCCGCGATCCGGACCAGTTCGCTGCTGTCGATCTCGTCGACCAGATTGCGGAACCACTCGCCCGAACGCTCCGCCTCGCTCGCACCCTCGACCGGGCGACCGTCAAGGCTGATCGAGATCGAGCCGTCCTCGTGCTCGATGCGCAGGATGTTGCCCGCCTCGTCGGTCTCGAACTTCGGCTCACCCTCTGCGATCTCGACCTCGACGTCGTCCATCGGGGACTGATCGGTGTTGTCGATCAGGCGGAGGTTCTGCGGAACAAGACCGGGCGTCGGCATCAGGCTTCCCCTTCGGAGGGCGGCATCTTCTCCATCTCGGCGACGAAGCGTGCGATGCCCTGCTGAGCGGCGATTGTATCGTTCTTCGCCATGATTTCATAGGTCCGGACGTAGTCGTAGGGAGCCTTGCCCCACACCTCGACCTTGAAGTGTCCGATCGTCTTCGGCGTGGCGGGCTTCAAGACGTCCACCACGGCGTTAGCCAAAATACGGGCCATGCTCATTCTCCTTGCTGCGGACTATAGCAGATGATGGTGCCGATTGCAGGAATTGAACCCGCGACCCCCCGCTTACAAGGCGGATGCTCTACCCCTGAGCTAAATCGGCTAAACGGCGTACAGCGGCGTCACCGTGTTCCCACGGAACTGCATCTGGTCCTCGACACTCGCCGTGTGCTCGGCACCCCGGATGATCAAGCCCGTGTCGCGCAGGTGCCGCATCGCCATGCTCACCGTGTCCACGAGGTCGTCGTGCTTCCCCTTCGGGAACGTCGAGGTCTGGTTGATCACCATGTCGGCCCACGAGCGATCCGGAGCATAGACGAGACCCTCGGCGAACAGGTGCTGCACCGAGTACAGCCGGGCCAGCTTGTCCTGCCCCTTCGGATCCACCAGCTGCACGGCGAAGCTCTCGTAGCCGTAGAGCCGCCGGATCTCCTGCGCCACCGAATGACCCGCCGCCTTGTTCTCGATCAGCAGCTTGTCGACGTTGTAGGTCCGCATGCTCGCCTGCACCTTCTGGACGAGGTCATGCAGTTCGAGCCGCTCCTGCCACGCATGGAGCATGATGACCTTCGCGTGCTCCTCGGTGTAGGTCCGCTTGATCACGCTGAGCATCTCGCCGTCGGGCGACATCATGCGGTTGGCGATCGCCTTGCTCTCACCACCGGAGAAGATCCCCCAGATGGTCAAGGCGGAGAAGTCGTTCTCGCTCTTGGTCGTGTAGGCAGTGTCCAGAGCAGCGATGACGTACTCGCAGCCGGGATACCGCTCATGCTCCCACAGCTGCCACCACTCGCGCTTGATCACGCCGCCGCCGCGCGGGATCGGCTGCTGCTGGAACTGCCCCGCCGCAGCGTACGGCCCCATGGTCGCCTCGTCGCGATCGACGACGTCCTCCGGGAACCGCTCGTCGAAGAGCAACTCGCCCTCGTCCTCGCGCGGATCGAACGTGCCCAGCATCGTCGGATAGGCGCGGCTCGGGTCGTACCGCATCGGCAGCATGATGTGGTCGTAGCCCAGCTGCTTATCGAGGATCACGCCGGATACGTCGTCCTCGTGCAGCCGCTGCATGATGACCACGATCGCCGACTTGATCGGGTTGTTCAGTCGGGTCGGGACCGCCTCAAGGAAGGTAGTCGTCTCGCCGATCCGCTGCGTGTCGGACGAGGCCGAGTCCACCGAGTGAGGGTCGTCGATGATCACGCGATCGGCACGAACACCCGTCAGCGACGAGATGGCCGCAGCAATGCGCTTGCCGCCCTTGGTGTTCTCGAAGTTCAGCTTCTCATTCTGGTCGCGTGCGAGCGAGACGCGATCGCCCCAACGCTCCTGATACCACTGCGACGTCACGAGGATGCGCATCTTGCGGCTGTCACGAGCCGAGAGGTTCTCGACCTTGTGAGCGGCGCAGAGGTACGACAGGTGCGGCATATTCTTCGGACCCCACTCCCAAGCGGGCCAGAAGACGTTCACCAGCAGGCTCTTCATCGCACCCGGCGGGATGTTGATGAGCAGCCGATTGTAAACCTTCTCGTTGACAACGCGGCCCTCGGTGATCGCCGTCAGATGCGCCGCGATCATGTCGATGTGCCAGTTGTGCAGGTACGGCGTGCCGGGTTCCAGCACATGCCACGCGAAGCTGATGAACTTCGCCAACGACCGCTCGCTCATTACCTTCTCTGCAGCAACCTTCGCTGCTCTGGCCTCAACCCTCGTCAGTTGCATCGGTCAGAAGCTCGTACAGCGCGTCCAACTCGCCATCATCGGCGTTCCGGAACTTTTCCTCATACCGGATGGTGATCTTCTGCTCGATCGTGTTGATGTTCGTGATTTCGGTCGTGCTCCTGTTGCCGTACAGGCGCGGCGCGATCCGCTCTGCAGCCCATTGCTCATGCGAGGCCAGAACACGCAGGACCGCCGGGTCCATGCCGCCATCCGCCGCGTCGTGGATCTTCTGCCGCAAGTCCCGGAGCCGGATCTCCGTCAACGCATCCCTCGCGCGTACGCAGCGAGCCCGGAAATCAGGATGCGCCTCCATCCAATCGTAAACCGTCTGCCGCTTGTATCCCGCTTGGTCGATCGCTTCGATCATGCACAGTCCGGCGTAGAGCCCATCGAGGATCTTCTCTACGGCCTCTTCGGAGTAGAGCGTAGGCCTTCCTGCTTTCCCCTTTACCGGGAGAGCATTCTCTGCAGGGACACCGCCTTGGATCACTTCCAGAACAGGAAGCGTTTTCGGGGGCTTAGCAGGATCTCGCGGCTTCTTCGGCATGTCTCGATCTCACGGCTTCATCTTATCCGAACGGCTCAGTACATAGGCTCCGATCGCGGCGCATACCATACCCATCATGACGAGAGACCCCACAACGATCAGTGCCGCCTTCAGCAGGATGTCCATCATTCCCATCCCAAGATCATACCACATCTCGAACCCCGAACAGAGCCGTTTCTTGCCCCTTGGAAGGCCTCTCAGCGGGCATACGATCGCATCCCTCTGATGAGTATGAACGATGGGCAGTGAGGCGCTGTGCCCAATGGGTCCGAGCCTGTATGCCCATTGTTCTGATCACTGACACTCGCGGATCCCGACGAAGCCACTGCCGGGCGATGATACGCTACCGACCACATAGGTGAGGCCGAGAGGGTTCTCCCCTGTCTCCTTGATTGGATGCGGCAGAACCTTCGCAGCGTATCGCTTCACGACCTTCCAGCGTCCCGCAAAGCCATTCGGCAGGGCACGGGTCAGGATCTGCTCCGCGCCTCGGGGATCGACATACACGACCTCGAACCTGTTACGCATCACTCGTTATCCCACCTATCCTCGACATCGCCCTTCGGCTCTTCCCGCTTCTTCAATGTGAACTCATTGCTGATCGTCATACCGCCCGCGTCCATGAGGATCAGATAGGCGTCGGGATCAAACTTGAGGCGTTCATAGATCAGGTAACGGTAGGTGCCGCCCTCCGTCGCGTGCTCAAGCAGATTGCGAAACACCCATGCCGTGATGGCTAGCTTGGTCTCGGGGTCACACTCGGCGACGAGCTTGTCGTGCTCTGAATGAACCTCGTCCATGGTCTCTTGGTAGATTTCTCGGAGCCTGTCGAACGCATCCAAGATCGTCAGCTTGTCGTCCATCACTTCTTCTCCCCGAGTGCTTGGCGGGCGGCATCGCGAGCAGCCTCGTGGCTATCGGAATATGCCACGATGAATTTCAGCGCGTCGCGCAGCCGCTCGATTTCGGTAGCGGCGTCCTTCAACTCTTCCCACAGCAGAATGCGGGCCTCCCGCTGACTAGGCTTGTCGCCGTCTGCCAAG